GGTAGGTGGTAATGAGGAGATAGCAAAGAACGCAGTAGGAGCTGTACTAGATCATTTAGATAATAATGAAAAATTAATTGAGGACTTCTGTGGTCCAGGTGGTTCATTTAAGCCAAAGAACAGATCAGGCAAATCTTGGAGTTCAGGACAGTTCACAATAGCAACGAGAACAATTACAGGAATTAAATCTCCAACCTTAGTTGCAGTTGGGAAAGGTGGAAAGATTCTCTCAAGAGATTGTGATTTAATTATTGCTGATGACATTGAGGACCACGGCACAACTGTTCAACCAAGTGCAAGAGAACAGACAAGACAATGGTGGACAACAACTCTTTCTTCAAGGAAAGAGGAACATACAGCTATTGTAGTTATCGGCTCAAGACAGCACCCAGAGGATTTATATAACTTTCTTTTAGAGAACCAAGAGATGGAAACAATCGTTGAGGAAGCACATAGTTCAGAATGTGTACTTCCTGAAGATGAAGTTAAATTACATAAAAAGTGTATGTTATGGGCATCTAAGCGAAGTTATAAGTGGTTACTCTCAAGAAGGAGAGCAGCAGAAACAACAGGTGGTAAAGCTATCTTTGAAATGGTGTATCTTAATAAAGCATTTGTTGATGGTATAACAATGTTTGATATTGATGATATTGATGAATGTAGAGATGTGAATAGAGTAGTAGGGCATATTCCATCAGGAACTCATTTAGTAGCAGGGTTAGATCCAGCATCTACTGGATTCCAAGCCTGTGTGTTATGGGCAGCTAATCCTGAAACAGGAATGATGTATCTAGTTGATATAGAAAATGAAGAAGGTGGTGGGATACTACAAGCAAAAGATTCAATCAAGAAGTGGTATGAGATGTACGGACTTGCTCATTGGGTTATTGAGGAGAACGGATTTCAGAAAGCCATTAGACAAGATAAAGATATAAAAGACTACTGTGCAAGACAAGGTGTTTATTTAGAAGGACACCAGACACAGAAAAACAAATTTGATCCTATTTTTGGTGTTGGCTCTATGAAACAGCTATTTCAGGAGAAATTAATAAGTTTGCCTTATGGTAACGCAGAAAGTGAAACTAAGAGTAATATATATCGTAGGCAACTAATTTATTTCTCAACTTCTGCTAGTAGAGGAAAAAGTTACAAGTCTGATGTAGTTATGGCATCTTGGTTTCCAATGCGTGTCATTAGAAGATTACAAAAGGAACGAATAGCAGAGATAGGGTTGGATTATAAACCAAGTTTTGGAGAATGGGATATAAGCGAAATGAACGAAGCACCTTGGAATTAAGATGAAAGCAACAGATTTACAAGATAGAATAACGCAACTACATTACGATAATCAACAAGCATATGCAACAAGAGGTCGTATTCGTGCAATTATGAATGGTGGACCTTCAGGTATTATGGCTTTATTAGGCGACCAGATCAAAGGTTTTCAAGATTGGCAAGTTCCAGTTCCAAATCTTATGTCCACAGGATTAGAGCATTTATCACAAAAGATTGGTAGAATCCCAAACCTTAAAATAGATGTACCTAATGACAGAGATTCACAAAGGTCAAAACAAAAAGCAGAAAAGATTGCAAGGATTATTACTGCTTATGATGACAACCAGAGATTAGATATTCAAATGCCACAGGTTGGTAGGTGGCTACCAGGTTATGGTTTTGCTGTATGGGTTATTAGAGAGAGAAAAGATTCTAGTGGTGTTCCTTATCCCTGTGCAGAACTAAGAGATCCATATAACTGTTTTCCTGGTTATTATGGTGCAGACCAAAAACCAGTAGATTTATCCATAGTTCGTAGAGTTCCAAAGTATGCACTAGAGAATGTCTATCCAGATTTCAAAGATGTAATTAACAGAGATGCTAAACACGAAGGATTAAATATCGGTGGTGGATATGCTTCTCCATATACAGATTCTTATTCAGGTTCTTGGGCTAACTCCAACGGACAGGGAGATTTAGTTGCAGAATATTATAATGATGAAGGAACATATGTATATCATATGGCATCAGGAACAGTACTTGATTTTGTTCCAAATCCATTATCAAGTGGTCCTGCTTTCGTTGTAGCTAAGAAGTTTTCATTTGACCAGCTAGAAGGACAGTATGACCAGATCATAGGATTGATGGCAGCTATGGCAAAGATGAATGTTATGAGCATTATTGCTATGGAAGATGCTGTCTTTACAGAAACAAATATTTCAGGAGAGCTTGAATCAGGACAGTATAGAAAAGGAAGGTTTGCTGTAAACTATCTAGCTCCAGGAACACAGGTTTCAAAACCAGCTTCAAATGTTCCTTATCAGATTTTTCAACAGATAGATAGGATTGAACGACAACTAAGAGTTGGTGGTGCATATCCTGTTACTGATGATGCACAATCTCCACTTAGCTTTGCTACTGGTAGAGGTTTAGAGGAACTAGGTGCATCAATGTCTTTGATGATTAGAGAATATCATACAGTAATGGCAGATGCTATTGAACAGACAGATGCTAAAAGACTTGAGTGGGATAGTGTTATGTATGGTGGAAAACCAAAACCATTATCAGGATATATGGATAATAAGTTCTATGCAGAGAAATATGATCCAGAGAAAGATATAGGATTTAATTATAGAACACGCAGAGTGTATGGAGCTATGGCTGGTTATGATGAACCACAGAAAATAGTTACAGGATTGCAATTACTTCAGGCAGGTATTATTGATACACAGACTTTACAGGAGAACCTTGATGGGTTAGATAACATAGTTAGAGTTAATGAACGAATAACTAGAGAGAAAGCAGATAAGGTATTGTTTGATACTTTACTTACACTATCACAACAGGGCGACCAGAGAGCAACATTAGCTATTGTTGAGATAAGAAAAAACCCAGGAGATGTAGAGAACATTTTAGATAAATTCTTTACACCACAAGAACCACAGATGACAGAGGAAGAAATATCATTTGTTGGAGAACAAGTAGGTCCAGCTCCTCAAGGACCACCACCAGGAATTGCACAGATGTTGGCAGGAATGGGTGGATAATGAACGAATCAGATAAAATATTTGTAGAGATGGTTGATCAACACCTTGTTGATGTTGATGATACAGGAGATGATATTCTTCTTGAAGATTACTTTAAGAGGAGAGCTATTATGGAGAGAATGCCACAACAGTTTCTACCAATAGGTTATATGATAATAACCCCAATTATAGAATTTGATGAGGGAGATTATGGCGACCAGATCTTCTAGTAATAAAAAAGTAACCAATAGAAATACCAATGTTCCACCACCAGCAAGGAACTATTCAGACAATACACAAGCTGTTAGAAGAATACCTGGTGTTACTTATGGAGAACAAGATGCTTTGGTTGAACAACAAAAGATAGCTCCACTTCCTAAAACAGGAACACCACAAGCGAGAAGGGGTGTTAGACCAAGAAGTGTACCCAATGTAGATGTTTTTTCTGAAACTGAATTTGTAAATGAACCTGTTACAGCAGGACTTCCTTTTGGTCCTGGAACTAATGGTCCAGTTGATAGTAGAACGGCTGGTGTAGATATGGTTAAAAACTTTATATATGAAAGTTGGTTAGCAACAGGAGATGACAGCCTACTTGAGTACTTGTAATGGCAGAGGAAAGATTTTCTAAAGGTATAGACATACCTGTATTTAATAGAGATACATACGACCAAGTTACAGAAGAAGCAGCACAACTACTAAGTCAGATAAATCAAGTTGCAGCCAATGTTCCTGAAACAATAATGGTTGAAGCAGCTAAAAGAAATATCAATTTAGAATTTATGAACCCTGTAACAGATTTCTTTAGTAAAGCAGCACAAGAACCTTGGAGAAGGTTAAAAGCATCTATGTTACAACCTCTTAATATTAACCCTGATACAACAGGATTAGGAGAAGCAGCTTTGAAGGGAGTGTTCTTTGGCGTTAGAGAAGCGTGGGAAAGAAGTTTCCCTTCAGTAGGTAGAGCATTAGCATTACAACAGCAAGAGGATATTTCATTTGGAGAAGCATATAATAAATCAATAGTATCCCCTTTTAGGCTATGGCAAGAAGCAAAGGCTAGAGGAGAAGTTATAGACTTCGGTTCTGCAACTTTTCAAGATACGAAACCTGAAGATACAGATAGATATAAAGATTTAATTGATAAGGGTGTAGATCCATTAAAAGCTAGAGATATAGTTTTATCAGAACTAGGTGTAAATATATGGACATCTATTGAAGAAGAATCACGAAAAATATCAATGCCATCTGAAATAGCAGCAGCATTGGAAGCAAGGAATAGAGGTGGACAGGCAACATTTGGTCGTGTTATGTGGCAACCTTTTCATATGATTGCAGGTCCAGAGGATAGAGCTTATGACTTTTATACAGGAGCAATAGATTTAATTGCTAACTTATTTGATCCAACATTCCTTGTTGGTAAGGGAGTTAAAGGAGTTAAAGCTGGTAGGCAACTTCTAGCACTTACAGATGAAGCTGCTCAAAGTCTTGGCTTGGCAAATGGTTTTGTTAGAAATATTTTTAGTAGAGGTACAGCAGATCAAGTAATTAATTCCAGATTGGGAGATAAGTTAGCAGATTTTCTATATCAGAATAGAAATAACCCTAAAACTATTCTTGAGGAATCAAATTTCAAGTTTGTTAATAAGTATATAGTATCTGATGAGCAACTATCAAGCGACTTTACTAATTTTATGAAAAATTTAGAAAATTTGGGAGAGTTAGATGTTAAGGTTGCTCGTGGTGCAGTTAAAGAATTACTAACAGCAAAAATTACAAGAGAAGGTATAACTGAACAGCCGAACTTAAGAGTTCTTGCTACTGCAACAGAGGGCTTAGTTCCAATGGTACAGAAAAACTCAAGGTGGAGAAACTTGTTGAGAACTTACTTTGGACCACAGTATAAAACAAATGTAACTGGAAGAAATCCAGATGCTCTTTTGGTTAATTATTCAAAATTTCTTACAACATTAGATCCTCAAGAAAAATTAATAGATGGAAATGCAAGGGTTAGAAATATAATAAAGGCACTTGATGAAGTCCAAAGTACAGATCCACTTCTTAGATCAGTAATACTTGTAGATGAAATAGTAAAGGATATGAACAGTTTTAAGGAGATATATAAAGAAGGGTTGAAGGTAGCAAGGAAAGGGAAAGTTCGTAAAGGAGATGATGATATGATAAATGATTTATTTAATACCCTAACTGGATACCAAAAAGATGTGATTGATGCTGTGGCTAAAGATAAAACTGTTTGGAACTCTCTAACTCTGGCAGATGATGTTATTGAAAGAGTAGCAGAAGCATCTGGAAAAAGTATTGATGATGTTGCTCAAGCTATAAGAACTCAACCAATTCTGGAAACTACTTTAACTCAAGAAGTTATCTTACCTGATGTATCCAAAGTGATAAAACTTGCTAATAAATTAGATAGGAGTATGGGGGGTAAGTATAAAGATATGGTTGGGATATTGGGAGATAGTAGTACTGCATTATTCTTGGATAGCTTTATGAAAACTATTTTCAAACCTCTAGTTTTACTACGACCTGCTTGGACACTAAGGGTTGTAGGAGAAGAACAGTTGAGAATTTTAGCAGATGGAGTTATAGGTGTTACCGAAAGACCAATGCAGTTACTGGCTAGAATTATTGGTTCTCCAACTAAAAGAGCATACAAAACACAGAGGGGTTGGAGAGGTGGTTCAACTTTTGATGAAGGTATTGCAGAAGCAGAATCAAGAGCCTTTGGTGGAATGTCAGGATTTGATGGAAAAATTGATTGGGAAACAGTAGTAAAAGAAGGTAATCCTGATAAGTGGGGGCAAGGACAGATAAATGTTATAACTAAACTTATAGGAGCTAGACTTCCAAAACGAATAGCGAGAATAAAAAGACTAGAACCTAAAGATCAGGCAAAAGCATATGATGAGCTTATAAATGACATACTAACAAAAGGATCTCCAGAGTATGAAGCCATACAGGCAGTTGCTGTTGAGGGAAACAATCCATTTCATAGATTTTTTGAAATTATAAAATTAGGCGAAGATAGAGTTGTAACTAGAGATTTTATAGATTTAATGGATCAGCATATAACTAACTCTCTTACAAAGACAGGTAACGAAGTTGTAGATCAAAGGCTTTGGGAACTAATAGAAACAGGTAAGTTTACAAAGGTTGCAAAGGCAGATGAAGTTGAAGAAGTTGTTGATTTGAATAAAATTATTAGAGGTATAGCATCAGAGGAAGAATATGAATTGTACTTAAAAGATCCAAAGAGTTTATCAACAAAGAGAATGAAAGAGATACAAGAAAAATTTGATGATAATTTGACAGAAGGAGTAGATAAATATATAAAGGAATTTGGAGATTTGTTACCAGATATGGTTAATTGGAAATCCAAACCTATTCCTTTTGATGAAAGCTCTTGGGAGAAAGTCGTTAATTGGGGTATGCAGACATTGATGACAGAGAGAACAAATAATTTATCAAGAATACCTGTTTTCAAAGCACAGTATTGGAAGAAATCAGGAGAACTAATTGCTATCAGTTCCGAAAGAGTAAAGCAAAAAATAATAGCAGGAGCAGTAAAAGCTGAACTCCCTAAAAAAGAAATTAACAAATTACATAAAATTGCATCTGCTGGAGATGCTGGTATTGATGATGATAAATTGATAGAGCTAATGGCTAAGGCATCAGGTGTAAATAAAGTTAAAGGACTTCTTTATGATATAACAGAGAAAAGAAGGTTCTGGGAAGCAACTAGATTCGCTTTCCCATTCGGTAATGCTTATCAAGAAGTAATTACAACTTGGTTAGGATTAATGAAAGCCAACCCTAGTATTGCTCCAAGAGCAAATACTGTTTGGGCAGGTGCAACACAACCAACAGATCAGTTTGAAGATACAGGAAAAGGATTCTTTTATGAAAATCCTGTGAATGGACAAGCAGTATTTAATTATCCAGGTACAGGATTAGTACAAAAGTATATGTTTGGAGATGATGATACAACTAAAATAAATATGCCTGTGTATGCTTCAAGTGTCAATATTGCAGCAAGTATAATGCCAGGGTTTGGACCTATTGTAACTCTCCCAGCAGCATTTATTTTTAAGAATTATCCAGAAGAAAGTTATTGGAATAATATAATATTTGGAGATTTCCCAGCTCCTGATGTTTCAGATCCTAAATCAATTTTCAAATCTTTAGGAGTACTTCCTGCTTGGTTAGATAAGGTTGGAACAATCCTATACAACCAAGAAGAAGATACGACAGGGATATATGGAAATACTGTTATGGACACATACAAGGCATTGATATATTCAGGACAGATTGATGATAGTACCGAAGAAGGAATGAGAGAGGGTATGGAGTTAGCATTAGATAAATCAAAAACTTTGTTTATGTTAAGAACAGCATCACAGTTCTTAGGTCCTGCTGGAGTTGCATCTCCAATATACGAATTGAAACCAGAGAATATGGATTACTTTATGTTTGAAACATTAGCTGATGAATATAGAACTATTAAAGAAGCAAATAACTATGATGATGCCACAGCAACTGAAATATTTATTGAAACATATGGTCTTAATCCATTACCTTTAACAGTTGCAAAGTCTGTTTCTATTGAAAAATTCCCAGTTACTAAACCAGGTTATGATTGGTATAAAGACAATCAAGATTTATACGAAACATATCCATTAGTAGCTTGGTACTTAGAACCACCACCAATATATGCAGAGTTTTCATTCGCATCTTATAAAAAAGGAATATTAGAAAATAAAAGAGAATACAGAACACCTGAACAATGGGCTATTGCTAAGAATAAATTACTAGGTGCTGTTGCATTAAGAGAGTATGAAAATACAATAAATATTGTAGGAAATAACTCTACTGCTGCAAGAAATCTAAGAAATGCTAAAAAGAAAGAATTAGAACAACGATACTGGGGATATGGACAACCAAGTATTGTAGGACAACCAGCACAACCCTCAATAGATATGCAGATAGATCAGTTAATAAAGATGGTACAAAATCCAGACTTACAGGAAAACGAAGTTGTAATAGCTGCAAATAAATATCTTGATAAAAGACAGATGATTATAGATGAGTTTGTGGCACAAGGTATGTCTGAAACCATATGGACATCATCATCTAAGTATGTTGGTGTAAGACATATGCTTAGATTATATGCAAATCAGCTTATGGCTGAAACTGGAAACTTCGGTCCACTATTTGACCAGCTATTAGCAAAAGAGTTAGAACCAGAGTATGAAGATAATTTATTGTTAGAATTAGAGTTAGGTTCACAATGACAGATTTAGAACAATATATAGAAGATATAAAAAGAATACTTGCAACTAAAGTACAGAGTGGGGAAAATCCAATCGTTCCTACCCAAGACCAGTTAGATGAATTAGCAAAAGCAGAAACTAGATCAGAAGCTATTGGATTAGTTAATGACTTTGGTTGGCAGTTTGCAAATGAAACTTGGCAACTAGATAATCCTTCAGAAGATGTTAATACAGATTTTTCTGCTGAAGATTTAAGGAATATTATGTGGAATCAAGGACCAAGTTTTATTGGTGTTGAATCTTATCAACCTATTACCTATAAAGGAGAAGTAACAGAGATAGGTAGAGTTACTGGAAATAATTTTTATTTAGATGGCGACCAGAACTTTCATTTTGAAGGTCTTATGCCAGATAAAATTATGGAGCTACAAGCAGATTTTATAAATGCAGGATTATTAGGTCCTGCTGTTGGAATAGCTTTTAGACCTGGTGTATGGCAGAGAGATGTTGAAGGTAAAATAATGGCTAGACTTATGGGAGATGCTAATGCTTCAGGATTAGGTAAAGCAGAAACAGGTTGGGAGAATAAATTACAAATCTATTTAGATAACCCAGTATCTATGCCTTCACAACCAGATCCATATTTACCACCTGATTATGCTGCAATTAGTAGTAGTATTAATAATCTATTTGAGCAAGAATTAGGTAGAAAACCACAACCTTATGAATTAAAACTATTGGCAGATAGTTATGACTCTGATACAGTAAAAGAGTATAATCAAGAAATAAAACTTAAAGGACAGGAAAAAGCAACACCTGAAAACTTAGCTACTTATGGGAATCACATACAAGAAATGATAGTAGATGAAGGACTAACAGAAATAAGTCCTTCAGCAAGATTAGTTGAAACATTTGATAGAATTACAGAACAAGAGAAAGAAAGGTTAGGAGTTAATGCTGATATTCAAGCCACTAATAGGACCATTCTTAATAGTATTACATCTGCTCCCTGGTAATCTTATGGTAAATAATATTAATCCAACAGATATGAATACAAATCCAGCACTACTAGATTTATACTTAGTAACATTGTTTGAAAGAGAGAGTTCAAGCAATTATTATGCAACTCACAAGCCAAGTGTTATAACCGATATAAATACAGGAGAAAAGATAACAGTTCAGGCACTCGGTGGCTATGGAATATTAGATATTAATTTTCCTGTATGGGCTAAACAGGCAGGACTTGAGGGTGCTGATTGGAAAGATACAGATGCTCAAGATAAAGTTGCTAGATATAAAGTACAAGAGTATTTTAATACTTTCGGTTCTTGGGATTTAGTATCTGTTGCTTGGTTTGCAGGTCCAGAAAAAGCAAAAGAATTAAAAGCAGAAGGAACTATTGATATGAATAAGAGAGATTCAAAGGGAACTTCTATTGGAGATTATGTAGCTTCTATGAATAATTTAATGACCGAAGAACTTATGAATATAGAAGTTCCGATTGAACCAGTTGAGATTAAAGAGCAACCTACTCCAGTACAACCTGTTGGGAATATGACAAACAATATGAATGGGGAGAAATATGCAGCACAGTTGTTAAATGCTTTGACCAACGCAAATGCTGGTGGGGAAAGACCATCTATTAAAAAACCTATGAATGAGATTTTATAATGGCTTTATCAGCAAAAGAAATAGAACAGAATTTAGGTAACGCAGAATTAGCTAATAAATTAATTATGGCAAATGGTGGTTCAATAACTATTGATGGGAAAGAATTTACTTCTGGTACAGCAGCTTTCAACTATGTGAAAACAAAAGATATAAGCAAGTTGGTTGTAGAAACAACAACAACACCAACACAACAACCAGCAGGACAACCAGCACAAATTATAAGTAAATCTGGTCAAGGTTCTATGGAAGAAATATATGGTTATATAGCTGGAGCATTTGATATAGGAGAACTTAC